TCACGGCGTGCGCATCAGCGAAATAAACACGATTTGGCAATGGGGTCTGCTTATGACCAACAGGCGTGATATGTTGATGGCATGGCTACAGCAGGTCGCAAACCAAAGCCAATTGAACAGAAAGTGCGCACAGGAAATCCTGGTGGACGCAAGTTGCCTTCGTTGGCAAGCGTTGCCCCGTTGCCTGCACGCAAAGGTATTCCCGAACCTCATCGCCCGTTAATGAGCAGCCGTAATGGTGGTCTTGGTGCTGGGCAGCAGTTGTGGAAGATGATTTGGGAAAGTGGTTCGCCTTGGCTGCGTGAGCAGAGCGATACAGAGATTGTGATGCTTGTTTGTGAGCAGACAGATGAGCGCACATTGTTGCGTGACAAGATGTTCCGTATTGGACTTGAGTGGCGCGAGCGTGCAGCGCTACGCATGTTGGAGAAAATGATTGCACAGAACTTGGCTCAACTAGGCTTTACCCCAACCGACAGGGCGCGACTCGGCATGAGTGGCGTCAAGACAGATGCATTACAGGAGTTCCGTGAGCGAGTCGCAGCGAAGCGCTCTCAAGCCTAAGCAACAGTGGAAACCCACTTTCTATATTCCGCGTATTAACAAACTCACTGATGGTGACTTGGTTGGTGCGTTTGGTAAGGAATGGCTTATCACTAGCAAGGGCGTGAGGGCTGGTGAACCTTTAGTCTTTACCGATTGGCAGCAGTGGTTGCTCGGTGCGCTGTTGGAGAGGCGCGAGGATAATCGTTTGCGCTTTAGACGCGCATACATTGGGCTGCCCCGTAAGCAAGGCAAATCCCTGATGGGTTCTACGCTTGCGCTATACGGGTTGTTCGCAGGTGAGGCAGGCGCTGAGGTGTATAGCGCTGCTGGCGACAGACAACAGGCACGCATTGTGTTCAACGAAGCCAAACAACAAGTGCAATCATCAGAAATGTTATCTGCGGAGTGCAATGTGTACCGTGACGCAATTGAGGTTCCACGCTTTGGCGCTGTGTATCGAGTCTTGTCTAGCGATGGCAAACTCCAGCAAGGACTCAACCCATCAATGGTTGTGTTTGACGAGTTGCATGTGCAGCGCAATGACGACCTATGGGACGCACTCACATTGGGTTCGGGTGCGCGTGTAGACCCAATCACTATTGGCATCACCACTGCTGGCTTTGACTTGGAAAGTTTGGCGGGCAAGTTATATAACTACGGCAAGAGTGTTGCATCAGGCGAGATACAAGATGACGCATTTGGGTTCTATTGGTGGGAAGCAAAACCCGACTGCAAGATTGACGACAGGCGCGAATGGAACCGAGCCAACCCCAACCTGACTCTTGGTCTTATTGACGAAGAAGATATGGAAGTGTCTGCACGACAAACAAGCGAGATGGCGTTTAGGCGTTACAGACTCAACCAGTGGGTGCGAAGTCAGGAGTCTTGGCTGCCAGTTGGTACATGGGAACGCTGTGCCGGCACCGTGACTATTGACAAAGAGCGCGAGTCGTGGGTTGGTATTGACATGGCGTTGAAGCATGACAGCATTGGTATTGTTCTTGCGCAACCTCAGGAAGATGGGACAGTACATTTGCTGCCCAAGATTTGGCATCCCGACCTTGACGGTATTGACATTGCTTCTATTGAGGCTTACTTGCGCGAACTGCATCTCAATTACAATGTGCAGGAGTTTGCGTACGACCCTGCCTTCTTCCAACGCAGTGCGGAAATACTTATGGACGATGGTTTGCCAATGCTTGAGTTCCCACAGTCCCCACAACGAATGGTGCCAGCATGCGGAGTCACATACGACTACATCGTTAGCAACAGAGTTGTTCATGACGGGTCGCCAATGTTTACAGACCAAGTGTTAAGCGCTGCACAACGAATGACTGATGGTGGCTGGCGACTTAGCAAGAACAAGTCAAGGCGCAAGATTGACGCATGTATTGCAATGTGTATTGCCATAGACCGTGCTACGCGTAGAGGAACTAATACAGCAGCCCCTACGATTGAGAATGTATGGTGATGGAATGAAACAGCGAACAGTTCTAATCATGATTGAAGTTTTAGGTGGCGTGGTCGCATGCATAGGAGTCGCAATGTTTAATCCAGCAATGTCGCTGATAACAGCAGGCACACTTATTGTGGTTGCTTGTGAGGCGAACTCATGAGCCTATTAAGAGGCGAACGCAGAGCGCTGCCAACAAGCATTGACATCAACCAAGTAACTGCACGACCTGCATACGCCAACTACACAGGCGAGATAGTTGATGAGAACAGCATCTTTACATCAACAGCAGTAATAGCAGCAGTAACACTCTTGGCAGACTCGGTTGCATCTATGCCAGTTGAAGTTGGCAAGCGCGTCAATAACAGATGGACACGCATAGATACTCCATTGGTATTTAAGCAACCAAACAACGAGCAATCAATGTTTGACTTCATTCACCAAACAATTGCCACATTGGCTGTGCATGGCGTTGCGTTTATATGGGCACCACGCAAGGGCATTGTTCCTGCAGAGTTGCGCAACATTCACCCATCAAAAGTTATTGTGACTGTTAATGACAACAACGAAATTGAATACCGCATTGGCAAAGACATATTCGGCTCAGATGTAATCAAACAAATCAACTGGCTCATCTTTCCAAATACACTGCGAGGCATTAGCCCTCTTGATAGTTTGCGTAACATTATTGGCACAGACATTTCAATCACACGCTTCATGGCACAGTTCTACGGAGATGGGGCAACCCCCTCGAGCGTTCTTGAAACAGAACAACAATTAACATCAGAGCAAGCGCAAGTGCTGCGTGACACTTGGGTTGATACACATTACAAACGCCGTCGCCCTGCTGTATTAACAGGTGGTCTAAAGTGGAAACCAATTACTGCAAGCGCTAGTGACATGGACACTGTTGCACATCGCGAACAGATTGTGCGCGAGATTGCACGCGCTTATCGCATACCAGTACACCTTGTTGGTGGTACAGGCGCTGACTCGCAGACCTATCAGAATGTTGAGTCTGCTGGTATCAACTTTGTGCGTCATACCTTGCTGCCGTACATGCGCAGACTTGAGGACACATTCACCGAGATGCTGCCTGCAGGACAAGAGATACATTTCAACGCAGACGAGTTCTTGCGTGCAGACTTGCCAACGCGTGTACGCGCACAACAGGTACAAATTGCATCAGGAACGCTTACACCTAACGAGGCACGCAATATTGAGAACCGTGAACCTTATGACGGTGGCGATGCGTTTGTACTTAACTTGCCTGGTGCGCCTATGGCTGGTACGCCTGACCTACCGTTCCTTGGAACAGATGCGGATACAACACAATGAAAACAAGTGCAGTAACTGTTACCACATCAGCAACGCTGTTAATCGCTGCCGATAATCAGCCACGCATTTGTTACCTGCACTCGGGTAGTGGCTCTGTATATATTGGTGGCTCAGATGTAACTGCTGCTACAGGAATACATTTGACTAACGGAACAACAATTGAAATCAGCGTTCCGTTTAATGAAACTATTTATGGCATTTGCTCTAGTGGAACAAACACAATGCGTGTCCTAACGCCAAGTGTGGATTGATGCCGTACGGAATTAGCCAATCACAAACAGATTGCACAATGTGGGCAACTGTCAAAGAAACACCTAGTGGCACTTATGAAACAATTGGCTGCCATGCAAACAAACAAGATGCCATTGACCACATGATTGCAGCATCAATAAACACAAACACAGATGTCCTTGGCGAAGTTGGCAAGCGCTCAAGTAACGAAATGCGTAAAACCGTAAACTTGTCACCACCTGAATATATGCGTAGTGCTGCTAGACGCGGAGTTAAGTTGCACGAAGAAGGCAAGTCGGGTGATGGTGTGCGCCCACAGACAGTAGAGGACGCACGCAAGATGGCTGCTGGCACAGTCACTGCAGAAAAATGGCGCAAGATTGCGCCTTGGATAGCACGGCACCTGTCAGACTTGGACAATATAAAAGAGGGTGAGATAACTGCTGGTGTGGTTGCTCATTTGTTATGGGGTAGCAACGGCACTAAAAGTGGCGCAATTAAAACTATGAACTATGCACAAGGCATCATTGACCAACTGGAGAACGAAATGAATAACACAACTGACAATAGAGCAGCAACTATTGACGCTGCTGAAAGTGTTGTTGATGAGCGTGGCATGAAAATCTGTGTAGATATTTCAATTGATGACGAGTCAGTTATGGAAGAAGAAGTTGATACAGAAGAAGTTGTAGACATGCCCGAAGATGCAACAGGCATGCCCGAAGATAAAATGGACTATGTGCGTAGTGATGTCAGTTGGGCTAGTCGGTCTGTTGATGGCAAGCGCACATTGGCATACAGCAACATTGAACTCCGCACCATTGGCGACAGCAACACTCTTATTGGCTATGCAGCAATCTTTGACAGCCCTAGCGAACCTTTGCCTTGGACAGAATATGTACGCAGAGGCGCATTCCAAAAGACATTGAAAGATGGCGCAGATGTGCGCTTACTGATTGACCATGAGGGTTTGCCATTGGCACGCACTAAGTCGGGCACGCTTATGCTTGAAGAAGATGACTTGGGTTTGCGCATTGAAGCACCACTTGATGAAAGCAATCCCGATGCTGCACGCCTGTTGTCTGCACTACGCAGAGGCGATGTGTCGCAGATGAGTTTTGCCTTCCGCACAGTTAAAGACGCATGGACAGAAAATCGTAATGTGCGCGAACTAAAAGAAGTTCAACTCTTTGATGTATCTGTAGTCACCTATCCTGCCTATGAGGAAACTGTTGCAGAGTTGCGCTCGCGCAATAACACGGAAAGTGATACCGTGAAACCAATCGCATCGTTAGCGCTTCGCAAGAGGCAAATTCAATTGCGTAAAATGCAAGCCGAGCACTAGCCGACCTTTCGTCACTAGGTTGCCCACTTGTGGAACCATCAAACGCCACAAACAAGGGAGATAATCCAAATGGCAATGTCAGAAAAACTTATTGAGAAGCGCAATGGCTTTCTCGCTGAGGCTCAGATTGTTGTAGATGCTGCAGAAGCAGAAGCACGCGACCTGACCGCAGACGAGGACAACACTGTTGCACTAGCACTCCGTTCCGCAAAAGAACTTGATGACAGCATTAAGCAGCATCAAGAACTTGAGGCACGCAATGCCGAAGCAAATGAACTGCGCAAGCAGACCACAGTTGCTGCCAAAATCACGCATGAGGCGCGTACTTACGCACCACAAGCAGACACATCGTTTATCCGTGATGCTTATGCAGCACAGTTCAACAACGACTACCAAGCCTCTGAGCGTCTTGCACGCCACATGGCAGAAGAGCGTATTGAACGCCGTGATGTGACATCAGCAGCATTTGCAGGACTTGTGGTTCCACAATTCCTCACTGACTTGGCTGCACCATTCGCCCGTGCAGGGCGTGTAACAGCAGACCTTGCTCGCAAGCATCAACTGCCAAACGAAGGTTTGACATTGAGCATCAGCAAAGTTACTACTGGTTCCGCAACTGCGTTGCAGACCGAAGGTGCTGCTGTTCAGGAAACAAACATGGACGACACGAAACTTGACCTCACCGTTAAGACCTTTGCTGGTCAGCAGAATGTTTCCCGTCAGGCTTTAGAGCGTGGCACAAACATTGACTCGCTTGTTATGGCAGACCTTGTGTCCTCATACCACACAGTCTTGAACACTGCTGTTGTGGCTGAACTTCTTGCATCCGCAGGACAGACAGTTACCTACACAGATGCCAGCCCAACAGTTGCTGAGATGTATCCAAAATTGGTAGACGCAATTCAGAAGGTTCAAACAACTTTCTTTGCTGGACCAAATGTCATCATCATGCACCCACGCCGACTTGCTTTCATTTTGGCAGCAGTGGACGGTCAGAGCCGCCCATTGGCAGTACCAACACCATCAAGTTCAGGTCAGCCTGCATACGCTTACGGTTCAGGTGCGCCAATGTACGGCAACAGTGGTTACAGCATTCTCGGACTGCCTGTTTACACTGATGCCACCATCAGCGTTGCGCAAGGTTCAGGAACCGACCAAGACACCATCTACATTGGTAATTCGCAAGAGTTGCACCTGTGGGAACAAGGTTCAGGCGAGCCAATGATGCTTCGCTTTGAGCAGCCAAAGGCTGCCGAACTTGATGTGACGATGATTGTGTACGGATACAGTGCATTCACTGCAAACCGTTACGCAAACGCTTGGGCACAAATCAACGGTACTGGCTTAGTAACCCCAACCTTCTAATCCAAAACCAAATTGAATGAGTGGGTGGCAG